CATTAATACTTTCTATTAGTTATCCTCATTATAATATACGCAGTTAATTTTGTCAATAAATAAATGTGAGGACAAACTATAATGGCATTCGATAAAAATTTCTTAAAAAACAGTGTTGAGAATCTGAAAGGATTCGCCACCAACACATTTGGTGAAGTATCTAGTGTTGTGCAGAAAAATGCCAAAAAATTCTTGTCCTATAACAGCATAGCAAAAGACAAACTTAAAAACGGATTATTAAAAAACGTAAACAACGGTGTTCCAGATGCAATTAAAGGTAACGGAACTAGTGTAAATTTTAGGAATCCAGACGGTAAAGTAAATCCAAAAGACTGGAGAGTAAGTATCAGTATTCCAGAACGTATAAGAACGTACATGGGAGAAAAAAGTTTATTGACTCCTTTAATAGGTTCTGGAAATAAAGTAATTTTTCCTTACACGCCAACAGTATTAGTTGGACATAGTGCAAATTATAATCCGATGCAACCGATACACACAAACTATCCTTACTATGCGTATGAAAATTCACGTGTGGATCAAATTACAATCACAGCAGATATGTTCGTGCAGAACGAAGCAGAAGCACAATATTGGATTGCAATGGTCCATTTCTTCAAAACTGTTACAAAAATGAATTATGGTAAAACAGATCCCGACAGAGGATTACCTCCACCGGTATGTAGATTAAATGGTTATGGTTCATACACATTTAACAATGTGCCAGTGTTAATAACGAACTTTCAATTTGATTTGAAAAAAGACATTGATTATATTTCCTGCAAACTATCAGGTGCAACAACAGACACTTTCTCAGGCATTGGTCCTAGACAAGCATCTCAAGATGTAAGTGGACTTGCGTGGGCACCAACGGAAAGTTTACTTACAGTTGGATTGGTTCCACAATACAGTAGAACAAAACAAACTCAATTCAATTTGAAAAAATTTGTAAAAGGTGAGCATTCACTTGGGAAGGATGGATTTATCTAATGGCTGAATACAGTATTACAAGTCCATACGGATCGACTGGTAAAGATAGAGACGGATATTTAGGTCCTTTTAGAATAAGACCCATACCTGCCCTATCAGATGATTTCCTTTATACGGTAGAACCACAATTTAATCGTAGACCAGATTTATTGGCGTATGCAATATATGACGATCCTAAACTATGGTGGGTGTTCGCACAACGTAATATGGACATTTTGCAAGACCCAGTGTACGATCTTATTCCAGGAGTAAAAATTTATGTTCCGCAAGGACCTGCACTGCGTTCTTTATTAGGAATATAAAATGAGTATCTTTACAAAAGAATATTGGACTAAGGAAAGTATCGACAAACGTATAAAAGCCAACAAAGAAAAAACCAAAAAATATCACGAAAAATTATATCCAAAAAAAAATAACGATGCAATAAAAGTTAATAAACTTAAAAATTCAGGAGCCGTGTACGTGCAATCAGTAGGTGGCGGAAAAGATTTTAAGGATGTAAAAGTTATTGGTGAAAATACCTACAACGAAAAAATGAAAGCCTTCAGTCAAAACGATGAGACTGGAGAGAACACAGTACCAGATGCAAGATTGGCAACAAATCCTTTGCACAATTTTTCATCTGTTAATCATAAAATTACTCTTGCAGTAATGGACGCCAGTGAAGTCAATTATCCAGGACTTGTCCTCAAAAATGGTCCGAAATATCCTGTGGCTCAGACCGCAGGTAAAACTGGCGGGGAAATTATTGCCGCTGACAAAGGTGGAAGGAATCTTGAATTCCTAATAGACAACCTCGATGTCAGGGCAATAGTTTCGCATAATCCTAAATCAAGAGGCACACAAAACACAACAGTTGAATTTGATGTGATAGAACCATACAGCATGGGACTTTTCTTTCAGGCGTTGAAAGTTCAGTCAGTGAAAGCATACGGTCCTGACGCAGATTACATACACGTTCCTTTTTGTTTAATAGTTGACTTTGTGGGATACGACGACGAGGGAGAAAAAGTTTCTCCTGCAGGACTTAATGAATTAGCCAAGTTGAAAAGAGTTATACCTATTGCATTGAGGCAAGTACAGTTGGGAGCCAGTCAAGCCGGAGGTAGATATTCTTGCGTTGGTTATCCTTGGAATGAAAGAAATATGCGTGACGCCAATGTAACTTGTAAAAAAGATATGACAATTAGTGGAAGAAATGTTGCTGAAATTTTACAGTACGGTGAACGAAGTTTAATGAATATGCTTAATAAAAAAATAGGCGGCAAAGCCAAAAAGAAAGGCGAACCTGAGGAGAATGTAGAATACAATCAAACAGCGATTATGTTTCCTAATCCCTTTGGACTTGATCATGAAGACCTTGTACCCAGTGCAGATGTTATTGGAAACATGAACGAAGATAGAGCCGCTGTAACAAATTTTGGTGGTGCGGGCGATGAGTCAGTGTATTCACTGTTTGAAACAAGAAAAGAAGATACTCAATTAAAAAATTTATTTTCAGTAGGTGGTAATAAGGTGAACGTAACAAATCTAATGAACACTAAAGGTGCAGAAACAGGCGATGCAGGCGGACTGAACCTAAACCAATTTAGCAATGGCAAATATGCGGGTAATGTTATAGGTGCCGCACCTATGCTGGACCAAGACGAATCATTAGAACAGGCGGCAAAAAAATTTGCTGATCCTGAAAAGGTATACAATAAGAAGAAAGATTTAGTTTTAACTAATAAAATATCAGGTAACGTCAATAAGGGAATCTTTACAATGCACGTTGAAAAAGGTACGAAAGTGACTGACGTGATTGAAACAATTATTGTGTTTTCAAAATATGGAAAAGAACTATTAGAAGCACAGAAAAAGAAAAAGTCTCCATTTTTACCGTGGTTTAGAATACACCCACAGTGCTGGCAATTGAAAGATACATTTGTGTTTAAAAAAACGAATATGCATCCACAGATATTTGCTTATAATATTGTACCATATAAAATACATGAATCGGCAGGTGGCGGCTTTGTTGATCCTACGGATTTCACAAAAGGACAAGATTTATTACGTGAAACAGTGTACAGGAAATACAATTACATATACACAGGACTAAACGAAGACATATTAAATTTTGACCTTAACTATCAATTCTCGTTCTATGATTTACAAAGAGAAAGACCAAGTAGTAACAGTAACAGAAGTTTCTTTCCCGGACAAGGATTACGAATAGAAACAGATGCAGTTGCTAATAGCAATACAACGTTTAAAATAAATGATAACGTAGGTAAAAAAGAAGGAATACAAGACGGTGCAGGTGCACAAGAAACAATTTCTGAAAACGAAACAAGTCCTTTATCAGGATTGGAGTTCAGTAGTCCTGAAACACAGATAGCATTTCAGTTCAATGAAAGGATCATGAACAGTCAGGTTGATCTTTTAAATTTAACACTCACAATAGTAGGAGATACATACTTCCTTCCAAACAGCGGAATGGGTAACTTGGTAATATTAAATCATTATGCTGACAACACTAAAATAGAGTTTGGCAAAAGAGAAATGGACTACCTAAACGGAATGTGCCATGTTGAAGTATTCTTTACCACTCCGGTAGACATAGACGAGGCATCTGGCGATATGAAAGCGGCAAGATTCGTAGACGAAGCATCAGGGACATCAGTACAACTAGGAACCTTCAGTGCAATTTACAGAGTCACTCAAGTGCAGAGCACATTTAGGGGTGGAAAGTTTACACAGGATTTAACATTGGTGGCTCCACAATCTCTACAGATAAGAGAGAAACACAGAACAACTGATAGTCCTAAAATTTCAGAAACAAATAATAACGCAGATGAAACACTTGTTCCTACTGATGGTAGTAACTATGGAGAAGGCGCCGGATAATGAAATTAGACAAAAGAAAATCGCAGAAGAAAATAGATATCAAACAGCCTGGACCGTTTGAGGCAATAGTCACAAATGTTTTGGATCCAAAGTACAGTGGTTCTATAGAAGTTGAATTGTTGCGTACCACAGGCACAGGTGGAGATGATGGCACAGGACAAACTGTGGTATGTAGATATCTACATCCGTTCTACGGCACTACAAACGTCAGAGGTTTAGCAAAGAACGAAAAGTATCAAGACACACAACAAAGTTACGGTATGTGGTTTGTTCCACCAGACGTAGGAAACAGAGTACTTGTTATATTTGTTGAAGGAAATATAAACAGAGCATTCTGGATTGGTTGTGTGCAACAGACTACAATGAATTTTATGTTGCCTGACGGAAGACCTTCTACAACAATCACAGATACGGAAGATGCAAACCTAATTGGAAAGAAATTACCTGTAGGAGAACACAATAAATTAAGACAAGCAGACACCACAATTAGCAATCCTTTAAACATCAAGAAGCCTATCAATATGTTATTCAAGGCAGTATTGGATACTCAAGGATTGACGGCAGACGAGACAAGAGGAATTACAACCACAAGTGCAAGAAGAGAAGTGCCTAGCAATGTGTTCGGTATTAGCACACCAGGACCGTTAGATAAAACAGTCACAAGGTCAGATGCTTTTGTGACTTCTAGACTCGGCGGAACATCTATGGTGATGGACGATGGAGATGAAAAATTTATCCGTAAAACTTCTGCCGCTTCGGGCAAATACGAATACGTTGATGTAAACACCGAAGAGGAAGTTACTGAAGGAGAAAAATCTATACCACATAATGAATTGTTTAGGATAAGAACACGTACAGGTCATCAAATATTATTACACAATTCAGAAGATTTAGTTTATATTGCAAACGCAAATGGCTCTGCTTGGATAGAAATGACTGCAAGTGGTAAGGTTGACATATTTGCAAACGATAGTGTAAGTATCCATAGTAAGGGTGACTTTAATTTTAAGACAGATAGAGATTTTAATTTAGAAGCAAATAGAAACATTAATTTAAAAGCAAGTACTATAAACACAGAAGTTGCAACTGAAAATTTAAAAGTTACTGGAACACAAACAAATCAAATAGGTGCAACACAAAATACAACTGTAGGTGCTACATCTAATCTATATGCTGGTGCCAACGTAAACATTGATGTTGGTGGACTTGTTAATATAGCAAATGGTGTATTTTCTGGTGCTCCGGTCACAGATTTATCTGTGTTCACTAATCCAGGAGAAACAACAGATTCAATAATGAAACGCATACCGCAACACGAACCTTGGACACATCATGAAAACTATGACCCAATAGCAGTTGCAGTAGCAAAAACAGACAGGAATGTGGATGAGCAGATAGTTGTTGCACAACCACAAAATATACCTGACACTTTTAAAAGTGGTAGGACGTAAGGAGCGTAAATAGTAGTATGGCAGAGAAAAAATTATATAAAGACGTTGCAGTAGCAAAAGGCAGGTTGCCTACGGCGGCACCAACTCAAAGATCCTATAGAGGGATCAGCACTGTCAACAACGACAACACCAAATTTGGTCTGTTTGACATAGGTCTTATCAAACAGGACATAATTAATCACTTCCACATATCGCAGGGAGAAAAATTAGAAAATCCTACTTTTGGAACAATTATTTGGGACGTAATTCAAGACCCGTTGACTGAAGAACTAGAACAAGCAATATCTGAGGATGTAACCAACATTATCAACACTGATCCACGGGTAAATGCAACAGAGGTAGTAGTTACTCCGTTCGAATCTGGTTTACAGATAGAAGTAGAACTAGAATATTTGACTTATAACGTGTCAGAAAGATTAAGATTGACTTTTGACGAGAAAAATGGGTTAATGAATTAAATGCGTAGTTTACTAACACAAATAAATAATGGTATATAAAGGATAATTCATGTCATCAACAGATAGATTAAACAGATTGTTACTAGCAGAGGATTGGAAAAGAATATACCAATCATATAAAAATGCGGATTTTAAAAGTTACGACTTCGACACACTGCGTAGAACAATGGTTCAATATCTACGTGACAACTATCCAGAAGATTTCAACGATTACATAGAGTCATCTGAGTACCTTGCATTAATAGATTTAATTGCTTTCTTAGGTCAAAACATATCTTACAGAATAGATTTAAATGCAAGAGAAAATTTTTTAGAACTTGCTGACAGAAGAGACAGTGTTTTAAAATTAGCAAGATTGATTAGTTACAATGCAACTAGAAATCAAACTGCAAACGGACTTTTGAAAATACTTTCTGTGCAAACAACTGAAAACGTTGTGGACAGCAACAATTTGAATTTGTCAGGACAAGTTGTTACTTGGAATGATTCAGGAAACAGCAATTGGTACGAACAATTTATAAAAGTAATTAATGCAGGTTTGAACGAGAATGAAAAATTTGGCAGTCCGATAAAAAGCGACACAGTAGATTCTATTCCAACTTCACAATACAGATTCCGTTCTGCGGGTACAGATGCACCTGTGTATTCATTTACAAAAAATGTAGATGGTTTAAATTTAGACTTTGACATAGTATCAACAGGATTTGAAAATGGAGCGATCATAGAAGAAACTCCAAATATCGGAAAAGCATTAAGAATACTTCACAGAGATGATGGAAAAGGAAGTGCAAGTAACAACACAGGATTTTTTGTACATTTCAGACAAGGTGTATTAGATTCAGGAGATTTTTCTTTAACAACTCCAGCAAACAATCAAACTGTTTCAGTAGATGCCGACAATGTCAACAACACAGACGTTTGGCTTTGGGGAACAGACGAAGAAGGAAACGAAATAGATTTATGGAACAAAGTTGATTCAACACAAGGAAACAACGTAATTTATAATTCAACACAAAAGAATATCAAAAACATTTACACAGTTCTAACAAAAAATAGAGATTCGGTTGAACTTAAATTTGCTGACGGAACATTTGGAAATTTACCGCAAGGTAATTTTAGAATATACTACAGAACAAGTGCAAACAGAACTTTAAGAATTACACCAGATGATTTACAAAATATACAAATTGATATAGATTACGTTTCTGCAAATAATCAATCTGAAACAATGTCACTAACATTTGGTTTACAATACACAGTTGACAATGCAACAACTTCTGAAACAAATGAAAATATCAGACAAAATGCACCATCAACGTATTACACACAGAACAGAATGATTACAGGAGAAGATTATCAAGTCGCTCCATTAGGAACTAATCAAGAAATTGTTAAGATCAAATCTACAAACAGAACTTCAAGTGGTATTTCAAGATATTTTGATTTGATAGATAGCACAGGAAAATACAGCAATACAAATATTTTTGGTGCTGACGGTTCTATCTATAAAGAAGATACTGAAAGCATGGACACATTCAGTTTTGCCACGCAAACAGATATTGAAGCAGTGATTTTAAATAAAATTGAACCATTGTTAAGCGATAAGAAAACAAGAAACTATTACATAGAAAAATTTCCAAAAACTTTATTAACAGATTTAAATGCTACATGGAATCAAGTAACTTCGGCAACTAATTTATCGACAGGTAAGTTTACAAACAGTGCTACCGGAACAAATTATCAAGTAGGAAGTTTTACAGCAAGTCAGATGAAATATGTAGAGCCGGGTGCAATGATTAAATTCGAGGCGCCTACAGGTCAACATTTCATGGGCGATGACAACAACAAATTAATGAACGGTACTGCTGACCATCCTAATTCAAGAACTTATGTTTGGACATCTGTTGTTAGTGTGTTAAATGATGGAGTAACTAATTCAAGCACAGGTGATGGAGCAATTAAATTAAATGATGTAATACCATCAAACGCAGTAGCAACACAAATATTACCTAAGTTCAGCAAACAATTAAGCGACGACGTAAAAACATTAATAATTGATCAGGCTTTTGCGTACAATAACTTTGGATTGAGATATGATG